GCGAAGCCTGCGCGCAAGCGTGCGAAGACTGCCCGACGCGCCTGAACCGGCCGCTTACCCATGAGGGCTGGCAGGTCTGGGATCTCGTCGGCCGCCTCGGCGGTCAGTTGCGCGTGCTGCCCGGCGCGGTGGTCGGCTGGGACCTGTCCGCGGCCCTCGCTCTGGGAAATGCGCTCGGCGTCCCGCCCGCTGCTGCGGGTGAACTCTTGCCCGTCATCGAAGCGGTGATGGTGGCCAAGCTCAACGAAAAGATGGATCATTCCCATGGCTGAGAAGAGGGTCAGCGTCCGCCTCGCGGCCGTGGGCGGACGGCAGGTGCGCGCCGAACTCGAAGGCGTGGGCGAGGCCGGGTCGCGCGGCTTCGGCCGTCTCAGCCGGGAGATGGAAGCCGCGAACGCCCGGCTCGCGGCCTTCTCGCGGCGGGTGCGGGTCGCGGCTGCCGCTGCCGTGGCCGCCGCAGCCGCTGCTGGCGTGGCGATGATCCGGTCCAGCCTGCAGACGGTCGATGCGCAGGCGAAGCTGGCGCAGTCGCTCGGCACCACCGTCGCCTCGATCCAGACGCTGGAGCGCGCGGGCGAGCTGGCGGGCGTGTCGATGTCCGGCATCGAGCAGGCCACCAAGGATCTGACGCGCCGTCTGAGCCAGGCGGCCGCCGGGACCGGCCCCGCCGCCGACGCGCTCGACCGGCTCGGGCTGTCGGCAAATGAGCTGATCGCCCTGCCGCTGGATCAGCGCGTCGGCGCGATCAACGCGGCCATCGAGAGCTTCGTGCCCGCCGCCGAACGCGCCGCCGTCGCGGGGCAGCTTTTCGGCGAGGAAGGCTCCATCGCCATGAGCCGGATCGACACCGCGACGCTGCGCCAGGCGACCGAGGACGTCCTCGCCTTCGGGGTCGTGGTCTCGGAGCAGGACGCCGACCAGATCGAGCGCACGAACGATGCCATCTCCCGGCTCGGTCTGATCTGGCGCGGGCTGTCGAACCAGCTCGCTGTCGCCGCGGCTCCGGCGTTGGAAGCCGTCGCCAACGCGATGGCGGCGGTCGCCAGCCGCACCGGCCCTTTCGGCATCGCGATCCGCGGCCTCTTCGACAACATCGGCCGCCTGACCACCTATGCCGCCACCTTCGCGGCCTTCCTCGCGGGACGTTGGGTCGCCGGAATGGCCGCCGCGGCGCTCTCGGTCCGTGGCCTCGCCACAGCGCTCGTCGTCCTGCGCGGCGCGCTGATCCGCACCGGCATCGGCGCGCTGATCGTCGGTGCGGGAGAGCTCGTCTACCAATTCACCCGGCTCGTCTCGGGCGCGGGCGGCTTTGGCGAGGCCATGTCGCTTCTGAAGGATGTCGCCGTCGAGGTCTGGGAGCGGATCCGCATGGGCGCCGCAGCGGCCGGGGCCGCGGCAACGGCGATGTTCTTCGACCTGAAGGCCGATGCGGCGTCGGGCATGCAAAGCGCCATCGAGAGCGTGGTCGGTTTCGGCAACACCGCGGCGAACACGTTCGAGGGCGCCTACGAGGCGATCAAGGCGATCTGGGGCCTGCTGCCCGCCGCCATCGGCGATCTGGCGTTCCAGGCGGCCAACAGCCTGGTCGACGGCGTCGAGGCGATGCTGAACGGCGTGGTCTCGCGCATCAACGGCTTCATCGGCGGCATCAACCAGGGGCTGGAAGCGCTCGGGTCGGAGCGGCGCATCTCGCTGGTGCCGGACCTCGACCTCGGCGAGATCGAGAACCGTTTCGAGGGTGCAGCCAGCGCTGCCACGACAGCGGCGCAGGCGGCGTTCGACCGGGCTTTCGACGACAACCCGCTCACCGCACCCGATCTCGGTCTGACCGACGCGGCGAACCGGGCGCTCGAGTCCGCGAACCTCTATCGCGGCGCGGCCCGCGATCTGGCGGAAGGGGCCCGCGCGCCCCTCGAAAGCTGGCAGGCGCTTCGCGACGCGGTGCGCGGCACCGACGAGGCCAGTGCCGATGTGCTGACCGAGGCCACCGGCGCGGCCGAACGGCTGGAGACGGCGCTCGGCGATGCCGGCCGCGCCGCGACGGATGCAGGCGCGGCGGCCGGAGCTGCGGCTGCTGCAGCGGAGCCCGCGACCGAGGCCGCCGTCACCGGCTGGCAGGCGGTCACGGCAGCGCTGTCGGATTACGCCAGCAAGGCCCGCGAGATTGGCGGCGATATCGGCCAGAGCCTCGTCGGCGCCTTCCAGTCTGCCGAGAACGCGGTGGGCCAGTTCGTGAGGACCGGCAAGCTCAACTTCCGCGATCTGGTCACCTCGCTGCTGGCCGATCTCGCCCAGCTCGCGGCGCGACGGTTCATCCTGGGGCCGATCGCCAATGCGCTCTCCGGCGTCTTCGCTGGTGCGGGTGGGATCTTCGCTAGCGTCCTGCATGCGGGCGGGATGGTCGGATCGGCCGGGCCCTCGCGCATGGTCCCGGCCATGGCCTTCGCCGCCGCGCCCCGGATGCATTCAGGTGGCATGGCGGGGCTGCGCCATGACGAGGTGCCCGCGATCCTGCAGCGCGGCGAGCGGGTTCTGTCGCGACGCGAGGCGCAAAACTACGGCACCGGCGGCGGGATCAACGTCACCATCATGGCGCGTGACGCCGAGAGCTTCCGCCAATCCCGCACGCAGGTCGCTGCGGACATCGCCCGCGCCGTGTCGCTTGGGCGGAGGGGCATGTGATGGCGTTCCACGAGGTCCGGTTCCCCGACAACATCAGCCGGGGCGCGCGGGGCGGGCCGGAACGACGCACGCAGATCGTCGAGCTCGCCTCGGGCGACGAGGAACGCAACGCCAGCTGGGCCAATTCGCGCCGCCGCTACGACATCGCCTACGGCATCCGCCGCGCCGACGATCTGGCGGCGGTGGTCGCCTTCTTCGAGGCGCGCAACGGCCGGCTCCACGGTTTCCGCTTCAAGGACTGGGGCGACCACAAGTCCTGCCTGCCTTCAGGCACACCATCGCCGACCGATCAGGTCATCGGCACCGGCGACGGCACCACGACCGTCTTCCAGCTGGTGAAGCGCTACGCCTCCGGGGCGCAGTCCTGGACGCGGTCGATCACGAAGCCGGTGGCGGGCAGCGTGCGCATCGCGCTGTCGGGCGTCGAGCAGCCCTCCGGCTGGTCGGTCGACACCGCCACCGGCGTCGTCAGCTTCGGCGCCGCGCCGGGCGCTGGCGTCGCGATCACCGCGGGCTTCGAGTTCGACGTGCCGGTCCGTTTCGACACCGACATGCTCGACGTGACGCTCGACCTCGAGCGGTTCGGCTCGATCACCTCCATCCCGCTTCTGGAACTGCGCCGATGAAGACCCTCGATCCCGACCTGCAGGCCCATCTCGAAGATGGCACGACGACGCTCGCCTGGTGCTGGCGGATCGCCCGCGCCGATGGCGTCACCTTCGGCTTCACCGATCACGACCGGACGCTTGCCTTCGATGGCACCGACTTCGAACCCGAGAGCGGGCTCACGGCGTCAGAGGTCCGTTCCGGCTCGGACCTGTCCGTCGACGCGCAGGACGCCGAGGGCGTGCTGACCTCGGATCGGATCACCGAGACCGACATTCTCGATGGCCGCTGGGACAATGCAGAGGTCGAGGTCTGGCGGGTGAACTGGGCGGATCCGAGCCAGCGCGTGCTGATGCGGCGCGGAGCCATCGGGCAAATCCGGCGGGGACGTCTGGCCTTCGTCGCCGAGGTGCGCTCGCTCGCCCATGTGCTGGGCCAGACGGTCGGGCGGACCTTCCAGGCGACCTGCGACGCCGCGCTCGGGGACGCGCGCTGTGGCGTCGATCTCAAGGATCCAGGTTACAAGGGAGCGGGCTCCGTCATCGATCTCCTGCGGGATCGCGCCTTCACCGCGTCGGGGCTCGCCGGCTTCGAGGCGGGCTGGTTCACTTTCGGCACCATCGAATGGACCAGCGGCTCCAACGCGGGGCGTCAGGCCGAGGTGCTTGGCCACGACGCGACGGACGGCGTGGCGATCCTCAGCCTGCTCGAAGCGCCGGTGCGGGGGATCGCAGAGGGCGACGCCTTCATCATCCACGCGGGCTGCGACAAGCGGATCGAGACCTGCGGCACCAAGTTCGCCAACACCGCCAACTTCCGCGGCTTCCCGCACATCCCCGGCCAGGACGCCGTGCTGCGCTATGCCACGAAGGACGGCGGGCACGAGGGAGGCGTGCTGTGAAGCACCCCCCAGCATTGGCCGATCCCGCGCGCGTCATCGCCATTGCACGCTCCTGGCTCGGCACGCCGTACCACGACCAGGCCAGCCTGCGCGGCATAGGCTGCGACTGCCTCGGGCTGGCCCGGGGTGTCTGGCGCGAAATGGTGGGTCCCGAGCCGTTCCCGATCCCGCCCTACAGCCGCGACTGGGGCGAGACCGGCCCGCGCGAGGTGCTGGCCGACGGCGCACGCGGGATGATGATCGAGGTGCCGCCCGCCGAGGCCGGGCCGGGCGCGCTGGTGCTGTTCCGCATGATGCCGCGCGCCATCGCCAAGCATGTCGGGATCCTGACCGCGCCCGACACCTTCCTCCACGCCTACGAGCGGCTCGGCGTGATCGAGGAACCGCTTACCCCATCCTGGCGGCGGCGCATCGCCTTCGCCTTCCTGTTCCCGCAACGCTGAGACCCCCGACATGGCCACGCTCGTTCTTGGTGCCGCTGGCGCCGCCATTGGCGGCAGCATAGGCGGCGCGATCCTCGGCGTCAGCGCCGCGACCATCGGCGGCTTCATCGGGTCCACCATCGGCTCGGTCGTCGACAGCTGGATCATCTCGTCGCTGGCGCCTACCCAGCGCATCGAGGGCGCGCGGCTCGACAGCTTGCGCATCACCTCATCCACCGTGGGGGCTGTGATCCCTCGGCTCTACGGCCGGATGCGCATCGGCGGCAACATCATCTGGGCCACCGATTTCCGCGAGGAGACCAAGACCACTACGCAGGGTGGCGGCAAGGGCGGCGGGGGCGGCAAGGTCAAAACGACCGAGTATCTCTACTATGCGTCGTTCGCCGTCGCGCTCTGCGAGGGGCCGATCACCGGCATCGGGCGCATCTGGGCGGACGGCAAGCCGATGGACCTCTCCGGCGTCACCTGGCGCTGGTATCCCGGCGACGAGGCGCAGTCGGCCGATCCGTTCATCGCCGCGAAGATGGGGGCGTCCAACACGCCAGCTTATCGCGGCACCGCCTATGTCGTTCTCGAGGAACTGCCGCTGTCGAGCTACGGCAACCGCCTGCCGCAACTGTCCTTCGAGGTCTTCCGGCCGCTCGCCGACCCCGACACAGCCGAGGGGCTGACCCGCGCCGTCACCCTGATCCCTGCCTCGGGCGAGTTCACCTACGCCACGCAGGCCATCCGCAAATCGTCGGGCGGCGCGACGGTTTGCGAGAACCTGAACGCTTTGCCGGATACCGGCGACATGGTCGTCGCGCTCGATCGGCTGCAGGCCATGGCGCCGGCCGTCGAGAGCGTCAGCCTGGTCGTCGCCTGGTTCGGCAACGATCTGCGCGCGGGCTCCTGCAAGGTGCGGCCCGGCGTCGAGGTGTCGGCGAAGTCGACCACGCCCGCCAGCTGGTCGGTCAACGGCGTCGGCCGCGCCAGCGCTTTCCTCGTCAGCCGCGACGCCGAGGACCGCCCGGTCTATGGCGGCACGCCGGCCGATTTCGCGGTGGTGCAGGCAATCCGGGAGATGAAGGCGCGCGGGCTGCGCGTGACCTTCTATCCCTTCATCCTGATGGACGTCTCGCCCGGCAACGCGCTGCCGAATCCGTATTCCGACACCGCCGCCGAGACGGGCCAGCCGACATTCCCCTGGCGGGGCCGGATCACCTGTTCGCCCGCGGCAGGCTATGCCGGGAGCGTGGACAAGACGGCTACCGCTGCCAGCCAGGTCGCGGCGTTCTTCGGCAGCGCCAGCCCCTCCAACTTCGCGATCTCAGGCGAGACCGTCTCCTGGACGGGCCCGTCCGGCGACTGGGGTCTGCGCCGGATGATGCTGCACTACGCTCATCTCTGCGCCGTGGCGGGCGGGGTCGACGCCTTCCTGATCGGCTCGGAAATGCGCGGCCTGACCAACATCCGCTCGGGCGCCAGCAGCTATCCCGCTGTCACCGCGTTCAAGGCGCTCGCCGCCGACGTGCGCGCCATTCTCGGGGCTGGGACGGAAATCGGCTATGCGGCCGACTGGTCGGAATACTTCGGGCACCACCCGGGCGACGGCAGCGGCGACGTCTATTTCCACCTCGACCCGCTCTGGTCGGACGCAAACGTCGATTTCGTCGGGATCGACAACTACATGCCGCTCTTCGACTGGCGCGACGGGTTCGAGCATGCCGACGCGGCCGAGGGCTGGCCCGCAATCTACGACCGGGCCTACCTGCAGGGGAACATCGCGGGCGGCGAAGGCTTCGATTGGTTCTACGCCAGCGCCGCTGATCGCTCCGCGCAGGTGCGCACCCCGATCACCGATGGCGGCGCGGGCAAGCCATGGGTTTTCCGCTACAAGGACCTGCGCGCCTGGTGGTCGAACCCGCATTACAACCGCCCGGGCGGGATCGAGAGCGGGACGCCGACGGCGTGGGCGCCGCACTCCAAGCCCATCTGGTTCACCGAGCTCGGCTGCCCGGCCATCGACCGGGGGACCAACCAGCCGAACGTCTTCTTCGACCCGAAGTCGTCGGAGAGCTTCACGCCGCATTTTTCACGGGGCTGGCGCGATGACGCGATCCAGCGCGCCTATCTCGAAGCGACCTATCTCTGGTGGGGCGAGGCCGCGAACAACTCGCTTTCCTCGGTCTACGGCGGTCGGATGGTGCATGTGCCCGAATGCGCCGCCTGGACCTGGGACGCGCGGCCCTATCCGTTCTTCCCGGCGCTGACCGACGTCTGGACGGACGGCGCGAACTGGCGGCTGGGCCACTGGCTGACCGGTCGGCTCGGCGCGGTGTCGCTGGCGGCCCTCGTGCGGCACCTCTGCCTGCGCGCCGGGCTGCCCGAGGCGAGGATCGATGTCACCGGCCTCTGGGGCGCGGTCGAGGGATATGCAATCACGGCGCTCGAAAGCCCGCGCGCCTCGATCACCACGCTGTCGCGCCACTTCGGTTTCGATGCGGTGGAGACCGAGGGCGTTATCCGCTTTGTCATGCGTGGCCGGGCGGCGGTGGCGAGCGTCTCGCCGGACGATCTGGTCGCCGCGCGCGAGGGCGACGTGCTGGAACTGACGCGCGGCCAGGAGACGGAGTTGCCACAGGCCCTGAAGTGGCAGGTCGCCCGGGCCGACGAGGATTACGAGGCCGCGCAGGTCGAGGCCCGGCGGATCACGGTCGGTACGAACCGGATCGCCTCCGAGAGCTTCCCGATGGCAGTGCCGCCGAGGAGGCCGAGCGCCGCTGCCGCCGCGCGCTGATGGAGGCATGGGTGGGGCGCGAGACCGCGGCGTTCCGTCTGCCGCCCTCGCGCCTCGCGCTCGACCCGGCCGATGTGGTGACGCTCGCCCATGACGGCCGGGCCATCCCGCTGCGGCTCATCTCGATTGCCGACGCCGACGCGCGCGGTATCGAGGCCGTGCGCCAGGATCGGGAGGCCTACGACCTGCCGCCCGGGGCTCCGCGACCCTCTGCGCTGTCGCAGGCCGTCGTCTTCGGCGCACCTGAAGCGGTCCTCATCGACTTGCCGCAGCTGTCCGAGGACCAAGCCGCGCATCGGCCCTTCGCGGCGGCGCACGCGGTGCCTTGGCCCAGCGAGATGGCGGTCTACCGCAGCCCCTCGACCGAAGGGTTCGAACTGCAGACCACGTTTGGCGCTCGCGCCCGCATCGCCACGCTGGTCTCGGACTTCTATGCTGGCCCCACCTCGCGCTTCGATCTCGGCAATGCGCTTGTGGTTGATCTGCTGACCGGCACGCTGGAAAGCGTCACCGACCTGACGCTGTTTGGCGGAGCGACCGCGCTGGCTATCGAGCGCGCGCCCGGCGTCTGGGAGATCGTGCAGGCGGGCGCGGCCGAACTAGTCGCCCCCGCCAGGTATCGCCTGACCCGGCTCCTACGCGGCCAGCGGGGTACCGAGAGTGCGATGGGCAACCCGGCGCCTGCGGGCGCGCGGGTGGTGGTGCTGGACGACAGCCTCGCTTCGCTGCCGATCGCCGAGGCCGATCTCGGCATTCCGTGGAACTGGCGCATCGGCCCCGCGAGCCGTCCGGTCAGCGACGAGACCTATGTCGCGCAGGCCTTCACGCCCGACGGTATTGGGCTGCGACCGTTCTCCGTCGCCCATGTCGAGCAGCCATGGCGCACTCCGCGCACGCCCGGCGATCTCACCATCCGCTGGACGCGCAGGTCCCGCGCGCTGGCGGCCGACAACTGGGGCGGGCTCGAGGTGCCGCTGGCCGAGGAGCTGGAGGCCTATGAGGTCGATATCCTCGATGCGGCGACCGTGAAGCGGGTGCTGAGCGTGACCACCACCAGCGCCGTCTACACGGCCGCTCAGCAGACCGCCGACTGGGGCGCGCCGCTCGGCCCCGGCGACACGCTCGACATCCGCATCTTCCAGCTCTCCGCCCTCGTCGGGCGGGGCGCACCGAAAACCGTCACCCTCACGTTCTGAGGCCATCCCATGTCCGACGCCACGACCCATCTCCTGCTGCCCTACATCCTCGCGGCGCAGGCCCAGAAGCATGTCACCCACAACGAGGCGCTGCGGATCCTCGACGGGCTCGTCCAGCTATCGGTGCTCGACCGGGACCTGACCGCGCCGCCTGGTTCGCCCGCCGATGGCGACCGCTACATCGTCGGCTCCGGCGCGACGGGCGACTGGGCGGGCTGGGACCTGAACGTGGCGCTCTGGACGGACGGCGCGTGGCTGCGTCTGCCGCCGCGGACAGGCTGGCGGGCTTGGGTCGAGGACGAGGGCCTGCTGCTGGTCTATGACGGCGCGGAGTGGGTCGGCACCACGCCCGCGGCGCTGCAGAACATGGCGCTGCTAGGGTTGGGCACGACGGCAGATGCGTCGAACCCGTTCTCGGCCAAGCTGAACGCGGCACTCTGGACCGCGAAGACCGTCGCCGAGGGTGGCACCGGCGATCTGTTCTACACCATGAACAAGGAGGCGGCAGGCGACGATCTCGGGTTGACGCTGCAGACCGGCTTCGTGACCAAGGCGCTGGTCGGCCTCTTCGGCTCGGACCGCTTCCGCCTCGCGGTCTCGGCCGACGGCAGCACCTTCTTCGACGGGCTGAGCGTCGACAAC